CGGCCCGGTCGGCGCGTTGCTGCCCGAGCTGGCCGGGCTCGGTGTCGACTTCATCGACGTCAAGGGCACCGACTACACGAAGGCGTGCGCCCGGCTGGCTGCGTCCGTCAACGACCTGTCAGTTCGGCACCATAGCGAGCCTGAGTTCTCGACCGCCGTGCAGGGCCTCAAAGTCCGCAAGTCGGGCGACGGGTTCACATGGTCGCGGGCCGACTCCGGCGTCGACATCACTCCGCTCGTCGCCGCCACGGTTGCGCTGTGGGCGGTCGCATCCGCGGCCCCGGCATCCGAGCCCGTCGTCCTGTTCCTGTGAGGTGGTCGGTGCTCGAGTCGGAGTTCACGCCGCCGTCTGACTTCTGCCCGAACCCGCACTACTGGCACAGCCACGACGGCATGGCGACCGAGGTCGAGGTGCTCGAGCTGGTGGCCGCGTTCGTGCGGGCGTTGCAGCCCGAGGTCGTCGTCGAGACGGGCACGCATCGCGGGTTCGGGGCCGAGGCGATCGGCCAGGCGTTGCAGCGCAACGGCCATGGGCACCTGTACACGACGGAGATCGACGAGCGCCTGCACGCCGAGGCTTCGGCCCGTGTCCACGGACTGCCCGTCACATGCCTGCTGGCGTCGGCGATGGACTTCGTGCCGCCGGCCCCCATCGACTTCGCGTGGTTCGACTCCGAGACGAACCTGCGCGTGCCGGAGTTCCGCGAGTACCGGCAGTACATGCACGGCCGGACCCTCGTCGGGTTCCACGACACGTCGCCGCATCACGGCTACCGCCCGCTTCTCGACGACCTCGGCATCGCCCTGCTCGACCTTCCTACGCCGCGCGGCGTGACGTTCGGGCGCATCCGCTGACCACCAAACGAAACGGAGGCCCGGTGCGCATCCGCGTCGCGCTTCTCGCGCTCGGCCTCGTCAGCGTCGTCGTCGGCTGCGCCCTCGTCGCAGTCCCGCTCGGCTTCATCGTCGGCGGCCTCGCCTCTGCCGGCGTCTCGCTGTACTGGCCCTACAAGGACGGTGACTGATGGCGCGTCTCATCGACCGCATCGCCCGCCCGAACCGCCAGGAGGCGCAGCGACACGACCTGTCGCTGACGCAGTTCATGACGTCCTACGCCATGAGCCCCGGCAAGGAGTCCCTGCAGGCATCGTTCGCGTCATATGTCGCCGACGGGTACGCCCGCAACGGGATCGTGTTCGCGGTCATCCTGGCCCGGCTGTCGCTGTTCAGCGAGGCCGAGTTCAAGTTCCGCAGCACGACGACCAAGCGCCTGTTCGGCACCGAGGCGCTGTCGCTGCTTGAGACGCCGTGGCCCGGCGGCACGACCGGAGACCTCCTCGCCCGCATGGAGCAGGACGCCTCGCTCGCCGGCAACGCCTTCATCCGCAAGGCGTCCGACTTCCTGCTCGAGCGGCTGCGCCCCGACCTCGTCGACATCGTCAAGGTCGAGCACGACTCTGGCGCCCTCGAGGTCGTCGGCTACATGTACTACCGCGACGGGCGCGGCACGACCACGGAGCCCGACTACTACGACGTCGACGAGGTCGCCCACTGGGCACCCGTCCCCGACCCGATGTCGCACACCCGCGGCATGTCGTGGCTGACGCCGGTCGTGCGCGAGATCGACTCCGACGTCGCCATGACGGAGCACAAGCAGGCGTTCTTCGACAACGCCGCGACGCCCAACATGCTCATCAAGTACCCGGTGCAGCTCACCGCCGAGGCTGCCGAGGTGCTGGCCTCCCGCGTCGCCGCCCGCCACGGCGGCCCCGCCAACGCCTGGCGCACCATGGTCATCGACCAGGGTGCCGACGTCACGATGATCGGCAACTCGTTCGAGCAGATGTCGTTCGCCGCCGTGCAGGCCGCGGGCGAGAACCGGATCGCGGCAGCAGCCGGCGTCCCCGGCATCGTCGTCGGCCTCAAGGAAGGCCTCGACGCCGCGTCGTACTCCAACTACGCGCAGGCGATGCGGCGGTTCGCCGACATCACCATGCGGCCCAACTGGCGCTCCGCGTGCGGCGCGCTCGCAAAGCTCGTAGACGTCCCCTCGGGCGCTCGCCTCTGGTACGACACGACCGACATCGCAGCCCTCCGCGAAGGCGAGGGCGAGCGCGCCAAGACGGCGCACACGATGGCGGTCGCAGCAGGCGAGCTGATTCGTGCCGGGTTCGACCCGGACACGGTCGGTCCTGCCCTGATCGCGGGTGACTTCAACCTGCTCTCGCACACGGGCGCGATCCCGACCGCCTTGTATCCCGAGGGCAAAGCGCCCGCAAGCGGAGGTAGCCCCGCATGACCGACAACATCTCGCGCGCCTTCACAGGCGACATCGAGGTCCGCGCCTCGGCTGAGGGCCGCACCATCGCGGGCATCATCGTCCCCTGGGACCAGAAGGCCCGCGTCTCCGACGGCGGCCCGTCCTACGACGAGATGTTCCGCCGCGGCTCCCTCGCCAAGACGATCCGCGAGCGCGCCGACAGGGTGAAGTTCCTCAGCCAGCACAACGCCCGCACGAACCCCCTGGGCGTGGCGCGCGTTCTCCGCGAGGACGCCGCCGGGGCCTACGGCGAGTTCGTCGTGTCAAAGACGCAGGCCGGCGACGAAGCCCTCGAGCTCGTCCGCGACGGCGCGCTCGACTCGTTCTCGGTCGGGTTCACCCCGGTCAAGCACGAGAAGCGCGACGGCGTCGTCGTCCGGACCGAGGTCCGGCTGAACGAGGTCAGCCTGGTCACGTTCCCCGCCTACGAGGACGCCCGCGTCCTCGCCGTGCGCGAAGCCCTCGCCGCATTCGGCGAGGACGACACCGAGGAGCTGCGCCGCATGGTCGCCGAAGCCCTCGACCTGACTCCCGCCACCACTGCCGACGGGCAGCCGGAGCGGTCGCACGAACCCGTCGACGAGCCGGCCAGCGCCACTCCCGACGCCATCAACCGTTTCCGTCACCTGCGCCGTATCGCGCGGGAGAAGGGCATCATCTGATGTCGCACAACATCCAGGCGCTGGGTGAGAAGGTCGAGGCGCTGCGCGCCGAGATCGTCGAGCTCGACGCCGTCGAGGCTCCCACCGAGGAGCAGGCCGCGCGCTTCGACGCCGCCATGTCCGAGTTCGACACCGCCAAGGCCGAGTACGACAAGGCCGTCGAGCGTGCCGCGAAGGTGGAGGCCGTCCGCGCCGCAGCCGTCGCCGCGCCGGAGAAGGTCGAGCGCGCGTTCCACGCTCCGAGCGTGGTCGTCCGCAACGACCCGTTCTCCGACCTCGAGAACCTGCGCTCCGCCAGCGCGTCCGAGAAGCGCGACCGCGCCCTCGCCGCGTTCGAGGGCCGCAAGGTCCGGGGCGTCAGCGACTCGCAGCTCGAGTCCCTCGTCGAGAAGATCGAGACGGTGCCCGGCGTCGCGGAGCACGCGCTGCTCCTCGGCACCGACGCATACCGCTCGGCCTTCGAGACGTACACCCGCGCGCAGGGCATCAACCCGCTGTACAGCGCCGAGGAGGTGCAGGCCCTCCGTGCCGCGCACTCCCTCACCAGCGCCAACGGCGGCTTCTCGCTCCCGACGCTGCTCGACCCGACCCTGATCCACACGGGCACCGCGTCCAAGACCTCGCTGCGCAACGTGTCGCGCGTCGTCCAGGGCACGCAGAACGTGTGGAACGGCGTCTCGGCCGGCAACGTCACCACCTACTGGGTGGCTGAGAACACCGCACTGACCGAGGGCTCGCCGACCTACGCGGGTCCGCAGGTCACCGCCGCCAAGCTGACCGCGTGGATCACCGGCTCCATCGAGGTGTTCCAGGACTCCGACCTGCTCGCGCAGATGCCGGGCCTGATCGCCGAGTCGTTCGACTACGCCGAGGCCGACGCCTTCATCACCGGCTCGGGCAGCAACGCGCCCAAGGGCATCGTCACCTGCCTGTCCGGCACCGCCGGCGTCACCGTCACCGCCACCACCCGCGGCCAGTTCAACACCGCCTCGGCCGTGGACGTGTTCGCCATCCTCAACGCGATCCCCTCGCGCTACGAGGACAACGCCACCTGGGTCGCCAACAAGGCCACCTTCAACACGATCAAGCAGATGTCCACCGGCTCGCAGGGTGCGTACTTCTGGAGCGACTTCAACGCGGCCATCGGCTCCCCGCTGCTCGGCTCGCCGATCCTCCAGTCGTCCGCGATGGCGACCGCGCAGACGTCCGGCACGAAGCTGATCGTGCTCGGCGACTTCTCGCAGTTCCTCATCTACGACCGCATCGGTACGTCGGTGGAGTACGTGCAGACCGTCGTCGACGGCTCGGGCCTTCCGACCGGCACGCGCGGCCTCGTCGCCTACAAGCGCGTCGGCTCGAACGTGACCGACCAGAACGCTTTCCGAATCTTCAATACCTGATTCTGCGTTCTAAGCAGCCGGCCTAAGCAGCCGGTCAGGTGGCCCCGGATGTCTCCGCGTCCGGGGCCACCGCCCTGCCGG